CAAACCTGCGGGTGTAGCTAATTGTGGCATGATACCTTTTGCTGTAAATCCTATAAAAACAAATTTATTTTCTACATCCATTTCTGCAAGATTTGTTTGTGGAGTATCAACCCAACTAATCCATTTTCTTCCTAAAGAATCTACTGGTACTGCTGGCAATCCTTTTACCCTAACTTCTTCTAATCCATTATCATTTGTTTTAATTACATATGTATCAGCACCAGCTAATACTTTTAAAACTTCTGTGCCATATGTCGGTGTCCAACCATCAGGAGTGCGCATAAGTAAAGGCAGCCTACGAATTAAATTATCTGCATCAGTCCGGGCTACAGCCAGCCCCTGCTGCGCAGATTGTTTAAACAACTTTATATTCTGGATAACACCTGAAGCCATCATTCCTCCATTGTCATCTCCTAATATAACTGTGCCAGTAGTAGGGGGATAATCACCTTTGCCCTCAAACATAGCCAATACACTAGGTCCAAAAGATAGTGCTTGTGCAAACTCAAAATCACCACCAAACCTATCAGGTTGTGGAAAAGCTATCACCCAACCTATACCCATAGCACCTTTACGTAATAAATTTATTTGTATCTGTGCTAATGTTTGTCTTGATAAAGGATAGCCACCTTCATTAGCTATATCTTCTTCAGTTATATTAAGTATTACAAAATTACCAGAAGGATTTTTTTCTGGCACTAATGAATCAAATGTTTTTAGTTTTAATATCTCATACGGTATAGGCTGATAAATATATGTTGTGCCTAATGCTAAGAACAAACATATAAATAAAATACTTTTTTTCATCCAGAACCTTGTTTAATTTTTATTGTAGTAGATGAGCCACCATTTACTTTTACTGTATTAGATACACCATCTTGTATTAATATTATTGTATAACTATTAGAGCCATCTAAATCTAACCTTGCACTTTGGTTTACTGCTCTTATCATACTTATATTTTGTCCTGATACTATAGTAGTTATCTGAGTTTTCTTATCTTGTCCTATTGTTGTACCGGCAATATTTATACCAGCACCACCTTGTTTTAATTCATCTTCTTCTTTTTTTATCTGTAAAGAATCTATTACATCTAGTAAATCCTCTAAAAAATTTACGTCTAAATAATTAATATCTAACTCTGTAAACTCTAAATTTTCTTCTGCATCAAGAAAATCTTCATTAAGATAGTCAATATCTAAATCATCAAACTCTAAATAATCTACATTAGTTCTGCTCTGTGCTTGTTCTAATGACTCCTCTGTTTGTTCAGGAGGTGACACTATCAACATGTTATCTATTAACTCTAATGTAATATCCAACTGCACAGGTGTACTAGGATTACTTTCAAACACTGATACAGTAGTAGCTTGATAAGGTTTGTTTAAAGTAACACTACCCATACCTGTAGATACAACTATCTCTCCACTAGATATACCATTCTCATCAGGTAATAGTATTACAAGACTTCTACCTAACTCATCTACAGTACACGTAAAATCAGTACCACGTATGGCTATATCAGCAGTAGGTGTTTGTATTAGTATGTTACTTTTATTATTAAATTTGCCTGTGATAAACCTTGCTGTACCACTAGCAAACTTTAATGCCATCTTAGACTTAGATGGGTCAGGGTCATAGATATACTCATCTATAACTAACTTAGAATGTTCTGTAAGTTTTACTGTTGAACTATCTTCAAATGTTATAGCAACTCTGCCCGCCTCTGTGCGAACATCGTCCATTTGTTGTATGTCAAAGTCTAATTCAGCTCCATAAGGCTTATCTCGTAGAACTTGAGCGTTGCCTCTAAGTTCAGATATAGACCCTATTTCAGCAGACGAATGAAGTAGTTGCGTCTGACTGAGTAACGCAAACAGTACCGTTAGAGCCAACAGATGTAATTTTAAGCCAATCATTATCTGATGTAGACTCCTGATCTATATTAAAAGTCCTTGTGCTTCCTGTGTGGTCTAAATAGAAATATCCACCAGCGTATCCATCACCATCATAGGTTATTGTATTATCACTGCCATCTATATCCATATAGTTTGTAGCACCATCGACATCAATACTAGATGTAATACTATTGCCTGAACCTTGTATTATCCAATCTAAATCTAAATTGGCTGCAAGTGCAGTCATAGCATGATTCAAAGTCATGGTGTTTGTATTTCCTGTAACCTGGACATTTACGTTAGATCCATCTGCACCTGTGGCATTTGTTTCATCTGTAGACATATTGAATGTGTTGGTATCACCTATAAAAGAAAAGTAACCTGTGTAGTTATCTGCCCATATATCACCAAGAAATTTATTAGTATTACCTTTTTGTAAAATATCCAAAGTCATGGTTGTACCATCTAAATCTAAAGGTGTCATATTAGATGAACCAGCCGTTGCATCAGCACCACCTATAATGTTACCGCTACCACCAACTTGCTCTATGTCTAGATTAGATGTTGCCCCGGACTGATCTATAAATATTTCATTGTCTGCACTAATTAAATGCAAAGATAAAATTAACAAACCAAACCCTATTACAATAGCTTTTAAAATTTCAAGAACTTGTTTTCCAGTATCCTTGTTCATATCCTTCCTTTATTGTTTGTAAAACAGCCGTCTCTACTGCCATTTGTAAGGCGATGTTTACAGACTCATTTTCTACTATACCGCTTTCAATTTCAACTAATTCAGTGTTGTTAGCATAAAATCTGAATATGTCATTTGATACAGATGCACTCAATATTGATTTGGTTACAAGAACTTCAATCAAAATTTTACCTGTAAGAACAGATACAGTTCGTAAGGATATAGTTACAGAATCTTGTCTATATTCTTTTGAACCTCCTACACCTAAATATCTTGCACCAGCTCCTCCAGATTTTACATTTGTTTCGTAACCCACAACACCACCTTCCATTAGTAAACCAGCAAAAATAAGAGGTTTAAGTTTTTGTTTTTCATCAAAACTTTCTCTAGCAGAACGAATTATTTGTCTTTCTTTAGTAAGATGATCTAGTCCTGTACGCTCTACAACATCAAATACACCTGAATGTTTTAAAGCTCTAATTAAATAAGCATCGGGTGATTGTGTTATTGCAGTGCTAAAACTAGCATATTGACTGTTAGATCTTCTTTGTCCTGTGTCATCTGTAAAAGAACTTGGATATACAGCTACTACAGGTTTACGTATGGGTTTAGGTGCTTCTGATAAGTTTGTAAGTAATACACCAACCTCTGCTGAATTAATACTTCTTATGGGTGGTATCCCGTTATCTAAAGGATCTACAAGTATTGCACAGCTAGAAAGTAAAAGAGCCGAGAGGTACAGTAATCTCTGTTGTATTGCCTTCTTCATCTGTAATTATTAATGTTACTTTGTCGTCCTCTACCTTATATTCTATTGTATTGCCTTCTAGTTCAAGAATCCCAAAATCTGATGCTGTTTCACCAAAAAGGCTGTCTACCAACTGCCTTGAAAGCTGTGCATAAATACGACTCTCAAGATTGCGAATGAATCTCGCAAGTGTTGTATTCTCTGCTTCACGTTCTAAATCTTCTTGGTATGCTTTTATTTCTTCTCTTATAGCTTCTTTTCTATTGAACTCTTGGTTCTCTATGGTTAGATAATGACTTGAAGTATTTATACCTGAAAAGCTAGGATTCTTGAATTTGTGCGTCATTTCATCAGCACTTAGATAACCAATAAATAATGTAATACTAAGAATGCTTAGTATGATAAAAAAATTATCCCACTTATCCATTTTCATAAACTACATATAACCCATTTCATGCAAAACATCTGCTATCGCATCTATTTTATATACAACATATACATAAACCATCAAGAATAATAAAAACATACCTCTCAAGTAATATTCTTGAACTATGTCAATCGTATTACTAATTACATTAAATACTTTTTGTCTTTTAGATATTTTCTTTTTTCTAGCCATAACTTAATTTTCCTTTTTGAGCCATTTATCTATATTTTTAGTTTCTTCTAAATATGTTTTGGTTCTTTTTTCCCAAAATTCTTTTTCATTAAATTTTTTTTTGTTATCTAATTTATCCATTACGTCTA